GTAATTAGAGTTGAAAAATATAAAAAGGATTTCTGTCAATGTATTAAAGTTGATTCTCCTGATGGTTTATATGTAACTGATGATTATCTTGTAACTCACAATACTGATGTTCTTTTGATGGATTTTTTGCAGGATGTAGGAAAAGGGTATGGTAGTGATTTTCGTGGATTGATTTTAAGAGAGGCGACAACAGAATTAGGGGATATAATTACAAAAAGTAAAAAATGGATTTCTCAAATATTTCCTGGAGCAAAATTTAATTCACAAAGAAAGATATGGACTTTTTCAACAAATGAAACTTTGTGGTTTAACTATGCAAGGTTAGAAGAAGACTATGATATGTATCACGGGCAGGAAATACCGTTTTGTGTAGAAGAACACACTAAAATTTTAATGGGTAATAATTCCTTAAAAATAGCCATGGATGTACAAAAAGGAGATTTAGTACAAACTTTGGAGGGACCTAAAAAAGTGTTGGCTGTTTCTTCGTCTTACAAGCCTTGCATTTCTCTAAACCTATTTGACGACCAACTTCAGTTACTTGGGGGACAAATTCAGGGGGAAGATCACCGGATTTTGTCAATCTACGGATTACCTAAAGTAAATTCTTTCCATAAAATATCACAATTATCCTGGATTGATTATAAATCTTTTTTTCCTAATTCAATACCTCTTTTTACTTTATTGAACGAAAGCACTTCTATTTTACCAACTTCTTATATTCATCCATATAGCGAAAAGCCCCGTTTAACTAGCCAGAATTTTTCTTTAGAATTAGTTGCATCAGGTAAAAGTGCTCCTTGTGGAATTAAAAAAGTTATTGATCTAACCATTAAAGATGCGGCACATTACATAACAAAAATTTCTACAAATCAATTAGTAAGTTCTACTAATGATAGGTACTTGATAAATAGGAATTGTGGATGGGAGGAGATAACCAACCATGCAATTCCGAATATCTATTTAAAACTGATGTCCTGTAATCGTACTTCCAATAAAAACATAACTCGAAAATATAGAGCAACCTGCAATCCAAGTGGGCCGGGCCATAGTTGGATAAAGGAAAGATTTATTGATGCAGGACCTCCTGAAAAAATAATCTATGATGAATTCGGACAAACCAGAACTCATATTCAATCAAAATTAGAAGAAAATAAAGCATTGCTTGAAGCTGATCCGTTTTATTTAGCTAAATTGATGGCTATGACTCAGGATAATAAAATGCTCAGGGATGCTTGGGTTCTTGGTTCTTGGGATTTGATTACAGGTGGTTTCTTTACAGATGTTTGGGATAAAAAAATTCATGTTTGGCCACAATTTGATTTACCAAGAAGTTGGAAAATTATAAGAAGTTTTGACTGGGGATCTTCCAAGCCTTGGGCTGTTACTTATGGTGCAGAATCAAATGGAGAACAACCTGATGATCCTTCTGTTCCTTTTATTCCAAGAGGATCAGTTATTATTATTAGAGAAATTTATGGTTGGACAGGAAAAGCAAACGAAGGAGATCAGGCAACTTCTCAAGAAATAGCAGAACGTGTTTTAACAGTTGACAGCATCCTTGAAAAAGAATATAAGATGAAAGTGATACCGGGACCTGCTGATACTTCAATTTGGGATGTAAGAGACGGAACTTCTATTGCAAATAACTTAGCAACACATGGGTGTAGATGGACAAAAGCATACAAAGGATCAGGTTCAAGAATTGCAGGTTGGGCTTTAATTCGTCAGATGTTAGGTGCAGCAAAGAGAGGTGATTTGGAAAGTCCTCATTTATATTTGTTTGAAGCAGCACAGCACCACATAAGGACATTACCTATGTTACAAAGAGATTTGAAAAATCCTGAAGACCTTGACAGTTCTGGAGAAGATCATTGTTGGGATAGTGGACGATATTTGCTTACAAGAAAATTGATGGGAATGCAAAGACGCAAAGTAGGTTTTTAATATAAAGGAGAAAATAATGGAATTATCAACTTTTAAAAATTCTGTTTCAATGCTTCATCCGAAATACAGCAATTTTTCTAAGTCCTGGTCAAGAATTAGAGATTGTCTTGCTGGAGAGGATAAAATAAAAGCAGAAACAGAGAAATATTTACCAAGACCTGCCGGTATGTCTGGTGAATATGCTTCTGCTTATGATGATTATCTTGAACGGGCACATTTTCCTTTAGTCACTGCTTATGCTCTTTCTGGTGCATTAGGTCTTGTTGTTACAAAACTACCCGAGTTTAAAGTGCCTAAAGGATTGGAATATCTTTTAAAGACCGCCACAAAAGACAATAAAACGATGACAGAGTTTTTTCTGGATGTTGTTATTGAGATTTTTCAAACAGGTAGAGTTCCTATTTTAGTTGATTTTCTTTCTGAGAAGAAAGAATTCAGATTTGTTCAATACAGTGCTGAGGAATTTATTAATTGGAAACTTGGTTCTAAAACTCTTGATGATGATCATAATTTGATTCTTGGTGTTATTAAAGAACATGTTGAAGATGATATGGATCCTTTTTCTCATGATACAAATGAAGCGTATAGGGTTCTATATATAAATGATGAAGGAGAGTATACTTCACAATTATTTCTGGATTCTTTTAATTCAACTACAAAAGAATATGTAAGAGGAGCACAAGAACCTGTAATACCTACAGTTTATGGTTCTACTTTAGATAAAATCCCTATGACAATGGCTGGTTCTATTGATAACAGTTTTAGTCTTCAACCCATTCCTTTAATTTCAGTTGCTAATTGTTCTATTCAAATTTATAGAAAAGAAGCTGACCTTGCCAACTCTGAATTTCTTTCTTGTAACCCAACTCTTGTTATTGTTGGTGCAAGTAATGATGATGATTTACCGAATGTTGTTGGTTCTTCTGTAATGATGGTTCTTCCGAATGAGCAAGCGAGAGTATTCTATACAGAGACAGATACAGCAGCTTTAACGCATGTGAAAGATCACATCAAAGACTTGTATGAAGAAGCAATTAGACACGGTGTAGCTATCTTAGATGCTCGTAAAGGGGTTGAAGCAGCAGAAGCATTGAGAATCAGACAGACAACACAATCAGCCACAATTTTTAGTATTTATATGTCCGCTGTGAATGCTATTAAACGTGGTTTAGAATATATGTGTGAATGGTCAGGTTTAAATCCAAACGAAGTAATTGTTGATACTCCGCATTCATTAAATACTGGATTTCCAGATGCTGGTGTTCTTAAATCAATTCTTTTAGGTATTCAAGATTCTGCCATTCCCTTGCAGTCTCTTTATAGATATCTTATTGATGCAAGTCTTTTGGAACAATCTGTGTCTTACGATGATTATCTTAAAATGCTTGAAAGTAAAGAATTGGAAAATTTATTAAAAAAGAAAATTAAAGAAAGTGAGGAAGGAGGTGAGCCTACCCAAGTAACAGATTTTGTTAAGAATGTTTCTTCTGAAATGTTATCTTTGGATCAAAACAAAAAAGATGAATTAAAAAAGGAACAGCAAAGAAAAGAAGAAGAACGAAGTAGAGCAAGACGTAAACAGAAAGCAGCACCTATTAGTGGCAATAAAAAATAATTTAATCGCAATTCTGAGAATTGCAAATCTCCTGAGGAGGAATTTAAAATGGGTTTATTTGATCATATCGAGGACAAAGAAGTAAGAGCACAGGTAATTGAAGCACATGAAGCTGAATTAAAAGCTGCACGTGAAACGATGATGACTGATCTGGAAAAGAAAATCGAAGAAGCTACTTCAGGTCTTAAAAACAAAAACAAAGAACTTCTGGACGAAAAGAAAAAAATCCAAGAAACTTTGAAAAACTTTGAAAATATTGATCCTGAAAAGGCGAAAGAAGCTCTTGAGTTTCTTGAAACCAATGCAGAAGCACAGATGATCAAAGAAGGTAAAATTAATGAATTGATTGATCGTAAAACTTCACAGATGAAGTCAGATCATGAAGCAGCTTTAGCTGAAGTAATGTCAAACCTTGAAGAAACCTCTACAAAAGCTATGACTTTTGAAAAATTGTATAAAACCAAAATGATTGAAGACGGTTTAAGAGATGCTGCTGTTAAAGCAAAAGTTAGAACAGAAGCCGTTGATGATATTATTTTGAGGGGTAAACGTGAGTTT